TTTCCGGACGCAAGAGCCATAAGTGCTACTCCTACTTTTATTAAAAGAGATATGAATTGGGTTCAAGGAGTAATAGATGGAACAACACATACTCCATTTTCAAGAATTAAAAGTTTAGCAGCAGATGTAACTGCTGACGAAGCAAGAGCCAAGGGTTATGTTAAAGCTACTAAGAAAACAGATGAAATAATATCTCTGTTGAGACGCGTTACAATTCCAACAACTGTCTACAAAAAACAGAAGCTCGATAGAGACGATATCATAGATATCACTGATATGGAAGTTGTAGGATGGCTAAAGGCTGAAATGAGAATGATGCTAGACGAAGAACTTGCTAGAACAATTCTTATTGGCGATGGAAGAGCTGCTGAAAGTCCTGATAAAATCAATGAAACAAATATTAGACCTATCTACAAAGATGATGATACTTATTCTCATAAAGTATTGCTTTCCTCAGACAAAGATACTGCTGATATCATCGACGAAATCATCAGAGCAAGAGTATTCTATAAGGGTTCTGGAAATCCAGCGTTCTATACTTCACCAACAATACTCACAGACATGTTATTGTTAAAAGATTCTACTGGAAGAAGGATTTACAATTCCGAAGCAGAATTAGCAATGTCTCTTAGAGTATCAAAGGTTGTAGAAGTTACTCCTATGGAAGGTCTACATAGACATATAACTGATCCAGCTCCTGCTCAATTGGATTGTATTGGCATCATGGTTAATTTGAAGGATTATGTAATGGGTGCCGATAAAGGTGGAGCCATCAACATGTTCGACGATTTCGATATCGACTACAATCAATACAAATACTTGATTGAGACTAGATGTTCAGGAGCATTAGTTCAACCTAAAGCTGCTGTAATCATCGAAAGAACTGCATCATAAAGTAGTTGAATGGAGGAATTCAAAATGGCAAAGTTTTATGGAGCAATTGGATATGCTGAAACTAGTGAGACGGCAGATGGAGTATGGACCGAGGTTATAACGGAGAGAACTTATTCTGGAGATGTTGTAAAGAATTCGAAACGTTGGCAATCAGGAGAGAATCTAACCGATAATCTAACCGTAAATAATGAAATCAGCATTATCGCAGACCCTTTTGCCTATGCGAATTTCCATACAATGAGATATATAAAGTGGATGGGGGCCTCTTGGAAAATTCTAAATATAGATATCCAGAGACCCCGTTTACGGTTAACTATAGGAGGGATCTATAATGGGGACACGACTTGAACTCCAGACACTCCTTGAAACATTATGTAGTAATGTATATTTTCAACCACCAGAAACGGTTAAGATGATTTATCCATGCATTCTCTATTCTCGTAACAAAGTAGATACAACATTTGCCGATAACTTACCTTATTCTCATACCGTAGGTTATAAAGTTACAGTGATAGATAAAGACCCAGATAGTCTAATACCTGAAAAAGTTTCAATGTTGCCAATGTGTTTATTTGATAGACACTATACTATTAATAATCTAAATCATGATGTTTATAACATCTATTATTAAAGGAGGAAACAAAAATGTCAGAAATCGTATGGGATTCAGTAGGAGCACGTTTGTATGAAACTGGTGTTAAAAATGGGGTATTATACCCACAAATTTCAGATGGTACATATCCATTAGGTGTTGCTTGGAATGGTTTAATAGCTATAAACGAAGCTCCATCGGGCGCAGAAGCTAATCCGTTATATGCTGATGATACTAAGTATCTTAATCTTATGTCGGCAGAAGAGTTTGGCGCAACAATCGAAGCTTATCATTACCCAAAAGAATTTGGAGTATGTGACGGAACTGTTGAGCTGGCTACGGGCGTAGAAATTGGTCAGCAAACAAGAAAAACGTTTGGCCTGTGCTACAAAACAGTTGTAGGTAATGACGTAGATGGCATTGACTATGGTTACAAACTTCATCTCATGTATGGTGCTTTGGCTTCACCTTCAGAAAAAGCATATGGTACAATTAACGAGTCTCCAGAAGCTAATACTTTCTCATGGGAAGCAAAGACTACTCCAGAACCCGTTAGTGGTAAGAAACCATCAGCAACAGTAGTTATCGACTCTACAAGGGTAGACTCTGGTATATTAGCAGCTATTAAATTAATATTATATGGGACTGTAGGTGTAAATCCTCGTCTACCATCAATTAATGAGTTGGTAACATTAGTTGCAGGAGGTGTACCACCAGCAGTATCATTAACATCGATCGCTCCAGCCGATGAACTAGGAAATGTTGCAATCAACGCAAACATCGTTCTCACATTTAACAATAAAATACATAGCGAATCAGTTGTTGTTACTACTGCTGCTGGTGTTGTTGTTGCGGGAACAAAGACTTGGGATACGGCTGGAAAAGTTCTTACATTTAACCCAAATGCCGATCTTACCAATGCCACAGTATACATCGTCACTATTGGTGGCGTAGTAGATATTTATAATCAGGCATTAGCAACAGCGGTTAAGAACTTTACTACCATAGCACTTTAATCAACTTATCCTCTTAGTGGGAGTTCTCTGAAAATGGGGGCTCCTTAATTTTTTAATCTTGAAAGGAGAAAATACCAATGTTTAAAAAGACAATTACTTACACAGACTTTGACGGTAATGAAAGAACTGAGGATTTTTACTTTAACCTAACTAAAGCCGAAGTAACCGAAATGGAACTATCGGCAAAGGGTGGTTTGGTAAAACAATTACAAAAGATCGTAGCGGAACAAGATAGTAAACGGATTGTTGAGATATTCAAAGATCTAATATTAAAAGCTTACGGTGAAAAATCCCCAGATGGAAGACGATTTGTTAAGAATGACGAAATAAGAGACTCATTCTCACAAACAGGCGCTTATAGCGATTTGTTTATGGAACTAGCAACAGATGCTGAGTTAGCCTCAACGTTTATAAACGGTATCGTACCGTCAAATCCAAATAAATAAACTTTGACATGGGAGGCTAGATAAGAATGCTAAAGATCACGATATCTACTATCGAACAATACGATGAATCACTTAACGAATTCATAGTCTCAAAAGAGCAAACATTGCAGTTAGAGCATTCTCTAGTCTCCCTATCAAAATGGGAGTCAAAATGGAACAAACCTTTCATAACTAAAACTGAAAAAACAAGGGAAGAAACTATAGAGTATATTAAATGCATGACCATAACTCAAAATGTGGATGAAGAGGTCTACAAAACGATACCTAATCAAATAATAATACAAGTTAATGAGTATATAGACTCTACAATGACAGCAACAAGACTTCCCAAACCTAATAGTCACAATAGAGAAATAATAACCTCAGAGATAATATATCATTGGATGATATCCTTAAACATTCCGTTCGAATGTCAAAAATGGCATCTTAATAGATTATTAACTCTTATAAATGTTTGTAATATTAAAAACTCACCACCTAAAAAAATGGGCAAAAGAGACGTTGCTCGTAGAAACACGGCCTTAAATGAGGAACGTACACGATCTTTATATGGCAAGGAGGGATAATATGCAACAACAGAATACATCGCCAACTCTGATTCCTTTACCACCTTTAAACATTCAACAACCACTCGTAAATACGCAACCACCAAGCGTAAACGAAATTCTAACCGATCCAAGACACCAAATAATAAGAGATGCCGAAATACTTAAAACATTCGAACTGGCAAAGTTAACCAGAGACGAAGCAATATTAGTACTTGATAAAATTAACAATCATCAGGCTCTTCAAATTGCTTTAAATAAACTTAAACCATTCATTCATACTTAAATTGTCGTATCCATCTTTTATAGATGTTGATATAGAAAACAACATGGAGGTTTTACATTATGGGTTATGAACAGGGAGCAATTGGTGGTACACCAGTATTTTTAGGTGGAAATAACGGCGGAGGATTACTCGGCGGCGGTGGAGAAGGCGGACTTGGTGGGTTATTGCTAGGTGGGCTTCTATTCGGTCAAGGAGGTCTTGGCGGAATGTTTGGAGGTAGAAACGGAATGGGTGCTGGTATGGGTATGGGCGCTAATGGTTTTTATGGCGGTAACGTTCAGGGCGAGCAATCAGCAGGAATAACAGCATTACAGGGTCAGTTGACAGCATTAGCTAGCACTGTTAATTCAAATCAAGTTGCCAATCAAATGAGTCAATTAAATGACTCTGTAACGGATGGTATCTCTTCAATTGACTCTAACTTAAATTCAATTTCTAGAGACCTTCTCGCAGGACAAGGAGCCATCAGCAACTCCATCACGAATAACGGATTTGCCACTCTAACAAATCTTAACGGACTTGGGAGAGACATAACGGCACAAAATAACAACATCGCCTTACAACAATTGAATAGCTTTAATCAAGTTGCAACTATGCTTAATCAAGGATTCAATGAAATGGGAAGAGATGTTAATACTGCTACAACTCAACTAATCGCACAAGGAAACGCATTGGCCGCACAAAGTGCTGCTTGTTGTTGCGAAGTTAAACAGGCAATCGCTATTGATGGTGGATTAACAAGAGCTCTCATCAACGACATTAGGATTTCAGAACTTAATGGACAGTTGACTGATGCTAAGTTATCTAATAGTAATTTGATGCAAACAAACGCTCTTACTGCAAATAATGCAGCGCAAACGAATGTGATATTGCAGCATATTGCTCCATTACTTGCTTGCGGCGGAGACAGAAGACAATCATAATAAAGGAGAATGTATCATGACCCCTAAATTATTAACCAACATCAACGCCGTCATCTCAGGCGAGTTAACGATGTCAGCAATGGAACTCAATGAAATGAATCACTGTCACGAAATGGGTTTTCAAGGCTTTAAAAGATTTCACAGGTTCTACGCTATGGATAGACAAAGACATGCTTTGATGTTATCTAACTTTGTAGTTGAATATCATCATGTAACGCCAGTAATATCAGTTTCATATAATAGCGCAAACACGACATCTAGTTCTTTACTAGAGGCAATGCAGAGAATGCATGACCTATCAGTTAATCATTTGGAACTTCTAAAATCCACGGCTAAAATGGCCATAGATGAAGGTGAAGATTTGTTAATGGGTATGTTGGAAAAACTCTTAAGAGACGAATCGTGCGAGGTTGCTAGGTATTACAGAGAAGTTAAAGACCTTACATATACAAATAGCGATAGAAGTTACGTTTTATTACGTAGTGACAAATTGCACACTAAGTATAAAGATAAAGAAAAAGAGTATTTTAACTATCAGGATAAGGGGTAATCAAAATGGAAGTGACTTACAAGAAGGTAATGGACGGGATTAAGATATCCCTAGACCAAGCAACAGTGATATTTACCATGTGTGATCTAGTGTATAAAACATTAGCCCCACAAGGAACTATGTCACCAGAACAACTATCGGCATATGAAGAATTGAAACGAGTACTAAATGAAGTTGTATGATTATAACATAAATTTTTCAAAAGGACTCTCCAAAGAGTTCTTTTCTCTTTTTAAAGTGTATGTGTTGACCAAACGATATTACCCATATAAGTATATCAAATGGATAAAAAGTTATTAGATCTATGTATACTTTAAAAAGAGAAAAGGAATGATAAAGAACTTACTATTAGAAATCCATTAAATAATAAGGAGGATTAGTAAATGATAAGTTTTAAACATTCAGGAAGTTTCAATAAAACCGATAAATTTTTTAAAAGGGTATTATTCTCCGATTATTTACATATATTTAATAAATACGGAGTGATAGGTGTGAATGCACTTTCCTCCGTAACTCCCCTAGATACTGGCAAAACAGCAAATTCGTGGGGATATAAAATTCAAAGAAGTAATAAAGGCATCTCAATAACGTGGACAAATTCAAACATTGTTGATGGAATACCCGTAG